TGCGGCTCAAAGGCTGCCTCGTCAAATGAGATGCCATTCATGTCTTTGCCGAGGAGCGCCTTGGCTTTGTCCTGCGTGGTGCGGAAGTGGATGTTAGCTCCTCCGACCAAAGGGTGGAACTGTAGCCACAAGTACTCTCCGCGGTACTTCTTAGTGTGCTCAACAACCTTGCCAATCTCTGCAATGAGCGGGCATCCACGGCCCTTCTGCGCTGGGTGTCCACCCTCTAGAATCATGGACACCTCTCGATGCACAAGTTCCGCAGTCTCCTGCTGGATTCCCACGTGGTACCACTCGTACGGAGCCGACTGCCAACGCATTGCGTCCTTCTGCGTTCCGTCAGGTGGCTGAACTCCTAGCTTATAGAATGCGCTGTGGAACACTGCCACTGCCATCCCTAGAGTCTTGCCAGCTCGGTTACCTGCAGAGCAGACGGTAGTCAGGTACTTTGGTCGCCAACCAGACTCGTCTCTGGCAGCGATACCTTCAACCCATTGCTTCTGTCCTTCGTGGAGATCAATCCCAAGCCATCGCTTGGCAAAGAAGATTGGGTTGTTGCGGCCGGCGGCAAGGTCCCTTGCTGCGTCGCTATTAACTTTCAAGACTTCTTACTCTTATTCCGTGCGCTAATAGCAGCTGCCTTCTTCTTGGCGTCTGCTTTACTGCTAGCCCCCCAAGCCTGAAGGCTGAGGAGTAGACGCGTGGGCCGTCCCTTTGAGTCCCGCTCCGGCCCAGGCATGCCACCCATGCGGGCCAGGAACGACGCACGACGTGGATTGTCTCCTGATTTCACTGGCGGCTTAAGAGTGCCGCCCTTGTATGATGCGCGACCCTTTGCGTTAAGGCCGCCCTTTGGGTTCTTACCCTCTTTACGCGTCCAAGCTGGCGTCTTTGCCATCTGTAATCTCCTCCGCTTCCATCTCAATCATGTTGATTACTGGGCCGCCACCGAGAATTCCTGCCAACGTAACCGAAAGCTCTCGGTCTGCAGACTTCTCTACTCGACGGTCAATCATTTCCTGAGCTCGCAAACCTTCTGCAAGCGTTGGCATTAGGAATCCGTCGTCAACCATCCGGATGACTTGGTCTCGCACCAGCTGTGCAAGGTCTCCCTTTGCCTTAATTGTGCCCTGCTGTTTCTTAAACGCTGCAACTGCTTTCTTCTTTGCAGTCTGGAACTCGTCCGTAAGATGCTCTCGCTTGTGCATCCCTAGCGTAATGCGAGAGATGTATGCATCGTTATCCTTAAGCCACTGAGAGATTTGCGTATCCGGAGCGCCACGGCGCATCCGTTCGTTGATCTGCTCAGCAAATGGGCTTCTGCACGCGGCGCACTGCGCCAGTACAGGAGCCTTAGCGAGTTCGTCCATAACGAGTATTGTCCTCATCCAGCCATCGCTGCAGGACCAAAAGTCCTGCGCTGATCGCCGAAGCTGCGACAGCCTTTACGCCGTCGCCATCAAGGTCAAAGATGCTTACGCCAAGCCCAAGGAACACCGCAATGGCGGTGGAGAGGGCGGCCTGGAGTGCGTCCAAGCCGGCAGCAATGATCTGGTCTTTCATCGTCTTGTCTCCTTTAGCCACCTCAATCTTACCGACAATGGCCTGGGCGACTTTAAGGGCCAATGCGGGGTCTATTGTCTGGGGTGGCGTCTTTACACTAGGGTAGTCTTTTGGACGCTCCTGGTGGCGCAAATCCACCTTTACGGGCTCTTTAGAGGTAGTCTGAGCAGCTAGCGTAGTAGCCACAAGAGCAGATGAGCTTACAGGCACGATCTGTGAGCTGAGAACCGCAGTTGGGGCAGGTGCGGATGACTTCTTCTGGGCTGCCGTGAAGATTAGGCAGCGCTTGTGGGGTGCGTCTCCTTTGGAGGCCGCAATAGCTTTCAGGTCCGCAATTGAGACCACAACTGCATATGTCTCTTTTCCTTTGCCAGTCATCGTTGGGTCCGCCCATTGTACCTTCCCTCCAACCATCGCTGCGCAGGTCATGTGACCGTACGTCTTCCCCGGGTTCCTCTTTTGATGCTTCTTGTGCCACACGCTCATCGGTACGGTTGCAGGGTAGCCCTTTGCCTGCTGCACGTTAATGCCGACGACAGCGCCGGCCTTAAGAGCTGCAACCACCTCATCCCATGACTTAGCGTACTTAGGCTTTAAGCCAACAAGTGGCGCTGCCTTCACTAGCTGTAGGAGTGACGTGGGCGTACCCTGCCCCTGTACATCTTTTCTGCCAACCTTTTCCAAGAACTTGATCCCATCTTTTGACGTGTACGTTGATCCGGTAAGGAAGTTGGCCGCAGCCATCAGCGTCGCTGGAGCGCAGTCGTCCATCCAGCCGCCCTTCTCAATGCTATCTGTCTGAGTTACAATCTTCAAATTCATTATCTATTCCCATTCATCCATGCAATTATACCACCTAGTCCGCTTACGCCTAGCAGTGCGATAACAAACTTCGCCAACCGATAAGCTCCGCGGGTCTCCGCGAGCTCAACCTTGATCTCCGCCAAGTCGCGTTCAATGCGCTCAAGGCGCTCAAGGACCTGGCTGACGTCGTTCTTAGTCATTTGGTGTCGTCGTCTCTTTTGTCGGTAATGTCTAACGTGCATGGGCCGCAAACAACGCGGTGGTTTTCGTCATTGGGAACGTTGATATGAATTGGAATATCTTTATTCTCGCACCCATCTGTGTGGCATGTAACGATAATATCTTTAGTTTCCATACGTCAACCTGCTGCTGTTGAGCTTGTCATTTGGATCGCAATGTAGTGGAAAGTTACGCTTGAGAACGTCGTGGTCGCTGCATCTCCTGTGTACCAGTACGCCTGGAATGCTGACGTTGTTACGCCAGAATGACGTGGAACAATTTTTGCCGTACCTCCCTGCGCAGAGGCAATGGTAATCGTGACTAGTGGGGCAACTGAAAACCTTGACGCTGGCAATGTAACGCTCAGGGTCCCGTTTGCTGCCGCAGTTGACTGAGATGTAGAATAGGTCCCGGCAGCCATTCGGAGTGGCATGGATGAAGCGGTGATATCTCCGTTTACAGTTAGCCCAGCAAAAGTTGGTGTACTGCTAGTAGCAACAGCCTGACCGATTGCGATGCTTGGCGTTGATGCATTGCCAGTCCCGCCAGTTACGGTGACACCTGTTCCGCCAGAGATTGTAGCTGCGAAGTTCCCGCTAGTAATATTTGAGGTTGAGTGGTTGTGAGAAGCGGCAGCATATGCCGCGTTTCCTTCAGTGGCTGTAAGGTAGGTTGGGTGCGGATCGGCAGCTGCTTCGTGGGTAGTAATAGCAGACGCAGCCGTACCAGCGGGGTCATAAACGCCTGAGTGCGCGTGGCTGCTGGCTGCAATCCCAGCGTCAGAAAGGCTCTTCTTGCGCCACATGTAGGTAGTTCCATCGGTAGCCCACTGGATCACGTCGCCAGCAGTCGGGCTTGCCGCGCTGACATCGTGGATCTCGTCTAGTTCGTAGCCATTCTGGACCTTGATGAAGATCTCGCCAGTGCTGGCATTGGCCTTTGTAACTACGCCAAGGAAGACGGAGTGTGCAGGCTCGGAAGGAGGAGAGCCATACACACGCCCGCCAGCTGTTCCAGAAAGCCATACAGCCTGCCCATCTGTGGCAGCGCTAGTGTTAAGGCCAGAGAGCTTGCCTTCCGTGATGACGTAACCGTGCTGGTTAGCGCTAAGAGCCGTCTCAAGGAGGCCAAGTGTCTTGCTTGACGTGGCTTCGGTGTCTGCATCTGCGTACGAGACGATAGGGTTTGTGCCGTCAGAGCTCGAAATGTAGACCACGTCGCCCTTCGACTTGGCGGTGCCATCGTTCTTAACGTACTGCTTGACGACTTCTGTGTACGACGCAGCCCCGGCAGCCGCCCAGTAGGTATCGTAGTCAGTGCTGCTGTTCTTAGTCAGTACCTGCCCTGCTGTACCGCCAGAGGCTACTCCAGGACCAGTAGCGCCAGTAGCGCCTGTCGGGCCAGTCGGACCCGCAGGACCAGTGGCTCCAGTAGCGCCCGTTGCACCAGTCGGCCCCGCCGGACCAGTATCCCCCGTGTCGCCCTTAGGGCCCGTAGCTCCAGTAGCGCCAGTAGGTCCTGCAGGACCAGTGTCGCCGGTATCGCCTTTAAGGCCTTGCGGACCCGTGGCGCCTGTCGCCCCAGTAGCGCCAGTAGCACCAGTAGCGCCCTGAGGGCCAGTATCTCCAGTATCACCTTTAGGGCCCTGAGGGCCAGTTGCGCCCGTAGCTCCAGTGGCACCCGTTGCTCCTTGCGGTCCTGTGTCACCTGTGTCTCCTTTCGGGCCTGTCGGCCCAGTGGCCCCTGTAGCCCCAGTTGGTCCAGTTGCTCCAGTGTCTCCCTTCGGCCCAGTCGCGCCAGTTGCGCCAGTTGGTCCAGTTGCGCCAGTGGCGCCAGTCGGCCCAGCAGGACCGGTTGCGCCAGTAGCGCCAGTAGGGCCAGTGGCTCCAGTTGCGCCAGTAGGACCGACAATAGTAGCAGCATCCAGCACCTCAACGGTGTGGACGATCTCAGAGGTCGTAACCTCATTAAGCGTCTGCTGGACTTCTACCTGGTCACTCACGCGTGGGTAATCTCCGGGCTAATGTTTAGCTTCCCCTGTAGGATGCGGCGCACCTCACCGGTAGAAGTCTTCTGGATCTCAATGTCGTAGTATGCCGTCGTAAGAGTTGAAGGAGCAATCGCGGTCGTGTTGGTCGGCGTAACGCTGAAGACTAGCACGCCAGTCGCTGCGTTGGTTGAGTCAATAGCGATTGTTGCGCTCCCGCCCTCAGACGTCAAGATAGCCGTCAAAGCTTCCTGCGACTCCCGCACTTGCATGCGGTACGTCCAGCCAGTCAAGTTCACCACGTCTCCAGAGGCGTCCTTGTACGTCACAGTAAGCTGGAATGTACTGCCCCTTTCAATCGTCGTGTTATAGACTGGTGCTGCCATTTACTTCCCTTTCGGACGTGCGCCCCGGAGAGACTTGCCAGCTGCGGCAGCCTTCTGGAACTTCGCCTTACCATACTTCTTGCGGCCGATAGCTGCCGCTAGCGCTCGAGGGTCCTTTGCCCCCTTCTTAGTTAGCTCTTTGGTTAGCTTTTCAAATCCTACGTATGCCATGTCTGCTCCTTACGGTGAGACCCGTGGTGAAATCTTAATCGTGTTCTTAGACGTTGGGTTCAAGCTTGGGATTGGCTGATTCTGCATCTTGTTCTTGTTGCCAAACACGTCAGACCAAATATAGTCTGCAATCTCAGAGCCAGCGAATGAGCCTCCGATTGCGCCAAACCCTCCGCCGAACGCGCCCACTGCCCCGCCTAGTAGGCCGCCGATGGTCATCATCGCCGCTCGGCCCATGTCTCCGCCGGTTACGGCATTTAGTCCAAGGTTCGCAGCTGCCCCAATGAGGCCAACCTTAGGGGCATATTTTGCTGGCAAGAAGTTAATGGAGTTGAATCCAGCAGATACCGCCAGAGACGTTGGGTCAAGGTAACCCTTCCACGCCATGTAGGCAGCATCGGCCGCAAATCCAGCGCCGAATCCACCACGACCATGGAATGCCTTCATTGATCCTGGCGCCTCACGCAGTGGCCGACCTAGGTCGCTTAGAGCCTTGGTCCACGGCATTCCCAAGCCGCCGTACATCTTTCCTTGCTCATACGCCATCATCGCGTTGTGATCTGGTGAGCCAACCTCAGGATGGAATCCGCCATCCTCTGGAAGCCTTCCTGTTCGCAGCTCAGCGCCGAGAGTTGATCGCTCTGTGTTTAGTTCGCTCTGTGTGCGAACGTCCATCTCGCCTTCTGGGATATCTGCGCCACCAACAATTATTCGGCCCGTCTCTGGGTCAACGCCAAGGTCTCTGGCGTACCGACCGCCCAGCGCAACTGTCTCTCCGCGCTCTCTGGTGTCCTGTGTGTACCGAACAAACTTCTCAATGTCTTTAAAGTTGCCATTGATGCCGTGATCAAATAGGCGATGAGCAATGCTGTATGGTCCTGACTTGACGAGCTCTGCGTAGTCAAGCTTTGCGATAACGTCTTCATAAGTCACTGGAGTACCATCTGGCTTAACGTAACCAGACAGAAGGTCGTTGACAAATACTTTTACCGTAGCGTCTAGTTTACCCTTATCGGTCTCAGAGAATAGCTGCGCAACGGTTTCTGAAATAGCGTTCCACTGCTGCTTCCTGCGGATAACAACCATTCTCTTGTTGTCTTCAGCTCGCAAGCTGCGAACATTTTCGTCGATTACGCCAGTAAACGTAAGTTGTGATGTCCTATCTGAGCTTGCAGTATTTCTAGGCATACCAATGAGATCAGTCTCGGCTTGCGCGATTTGCGCCTTCCTAGCTGCGGTGTCTTCATTTGTTGATCGGCCGCCATCTCCAAGAACGTTATCTTTTGGAAGAGTACTCTCTACAGACTTGACTGGCTGAACAGCCATGATCGGCCTGCCGTCAGGTCCAACACCCATCGTGCCGTAATACTCTCGTCCGTCGTAATTAAATGAAAGCTCGCGCATTAGGTCAGGAGTCGCGTTCTCTCCGTAAAGAACCCATGCGCGCTTAATAATTGCTGCTGCAGCTGCCTCAGGACCTTCGTTAAACAAGTCGAGGAGCTTGCTTTTGCTAAGAACATTTCTCAGCACCGCAGGGTCTTCGTCGCCAATCATTGTAGCAGCAAGCCTGCTAGCAATTTCCTCAAGAGGATCACCCTTAATGCCCATCCCAAGCTTGGCGGTAACTTCTGGTGCGCTCTCGGCCTTCACAGTTACAGTCGAAACGTCCTGCAAAATGTTTTCGTATCCAGGGACGCGTTCTCCGCGCAGCAGTGCTTCGTATTGTCGCTTAAGAAGGGCAAGCTCCGTTGGGTTCTTTACCCCACCAGCTGCTTCTTCAATCTGTGCAATTCTAGCCTCTAGCTGCTGCCTTTGGAAACTCTTTACTTCAACTGGCTCTGCAACATTAGCTGGCTTCTCTTCAAGTACCATGCCTGTCTCTGGGTCAACAACCTCCCGAAGGTCAAGCTGCTTTTGTAGGGTCTCCAAGACACGTAGATGCGCCTCGGCCTGACTTCGGAAATTAGGGATAATCGGCTGCTCGTAGCTGGTCTGCGTAAGTGATGTTGGGGCTTTAAACGTTTCGGCAAATCTAAAATGTTCTTCGTCAATTAGAGAAGAAACTGTTGCCGCAATTGCCTGCATGGTCCTAACATCTACGCCCTCTGTTCCAAGAGGCTTAAGGTCTGTACCGTACCCTAGGGCATATGCAAAGCGATATGCCAGGCGGGCGATCTCGTCTGTGGCTACCAGAAGATCATCAATGGCCTGAGATCGATCGCCAGCAAAAATTGTTGGGTACTTTGCCGTAACGTCTGTAGCCTTTGACACCAGTGTGTCTTTGCTGTACAGCTCAGGATTTCTTCCGGTAGCCAAAACCTCCCCGTTCTCCAGGTAGTACTTGCGCGCTTCATCTGAGGCGGCAGAAACAAGCTGAGGCTTACCGTTCTCATCTCTAATTCTTACCAAGTCAACTGGGACGTACTTTGCTGGCTTCTTTGCCGCTTTAGACTCAGGCTGGCTAAAGTCAGTCCCAGCCATCTTCTCTGCTTCTGTAATTGTTGCCTCTACTGGATATGCCCCGCCAGATCCTTCAGCAAAGTTCGTGTATTGCTGCTTCCCAGAAATTGCGGTCCATCGTCTACTCGCGTCAGCGAACATGATGTCTCGCTCTGGTGAGTCCCACATTGCAATAAGTCGGCTGAACCTCTTTGAAAGGTTCCACCGTGAAGACGGAGCCGCAGAAATGATGTCGCCTGCTCCGCCGTCAATTGAAGATCCGATCATGTTCCTAAAGTCTGTTTCTGTCATGTTCTCGCGAAGTGCGTTCATTGACTGGTCAAAGATTTCCTTTGATGTCCACGAGCTCGGGGTCTCCGCAAGAATATCAATCTGGCTAATAATGAAGTCAAGCTTAGCTAGTCGATCAGTTTCAAACGTAGTCTCGCGTCCCTTTGGCAATCCACCTGAAAGCTCTTCGGCCTTGAACGCAATGTCTTCAAAGGACTTGCTGCCACGAGCCTCACGCAGAATCTGCTCTCGTCGGTAGTCAATGTTCTTGGCGTTTTTTCCGCCGGCTTTAGTTGGGACGATATTGCTTGTTGGCGTCTCAACGCCACGCTCTGGCACTTCAATTTGCTTAAGTCGGAATGGTTTCTTTGGGTCTCCGGTTGGCTCAACCATATACGGAAGCACTTTAGGGAATCCATACGCCTCAATGAACGAAGGATCGGTGCTAATGATGGCCCCGCCAGGCAAAACACGCACAGTAGACGACACGTAGGTCTGTGGGGAGATAATACCAGTGACTGTTTCCGCAAATAGGTTAGGGAGACTGTTCCCCTTTGGCCCAATGATCCCCATCTTGCTAGCCGTTCCAAAATCTACGGCAATTTCAATCGTGTTTAGCTTGTTAATCAGCTTTTCGTCTGGCTTTGCGCGGTACTGGGCCGCAATTTCAATTGGATTGACCTCTTTTGTGCCAACTCGCTCCAGTTTAGCAATCGGACCGACAAGTTTTTCGGTCTCAGCAGCCTTTTCTAGCGATGCAGCGTATCCACCAGTGAGATAATTCTTCAGTAATTCGTCAAAAAGGTCAGTTTGTGCGGCCCCGACCTTGAGATTTGACTTTAGAACGTTGCCAAGACGCACTAGAACAACCCTGTTTGGGTATTCTCCAGCCGCAAATGACTGCGTTGCGGCAGATTCACGGGCAAGTGCTGCACTTACAGCCTCATTTGCCTCTAATCCTGCCCGATACCCGCCCTCAAGTTGGAAAATTGGCTTGTTTGTTCCGCGAGCGGAGCGTGTGAACCCGGAAGGAGTAGGCACAACACGCTCCGCAAGCGCGGGGAATAGGTTCATTGTTGTCGCAACAGCCTTACTTACCCTAGCTGTTTTCTTGGAAGCTTCCTTGGCAGTTAGTTTTTGCCCGCCAGGAGCCAATCGGAATCCATACGATTCCTCTACGGCAGCCTGGAACTTGCGCTCAGCGCTTTCAACTGCCCTCTTCTCTGCCTTGTCTTTTGGAATTGGTGGCGGTACAAGCGAGTCAACAAAGCGCTGCTCTGGAAGAGAGAAATCAACCTCTCCCGATAGTGGTCGGTTGTAAGCCTTTGCGCCTTCTCCGATGTTGCCCATCTCAATGCCCATGGCTCGAGCATAGGCTTCGGCCTGTCGTCGGGTAAACTTTGAGATCTTGTTGACCTCTTCTTCACTCAGATTCTCGCCGCGAGCCGCCATCTTGCTGGCCAGTTCTGCTCCTGGCGACAGGGTCCCGCGCTGTGCCTCGCCTCCGAAGCGCTGCATCTTCTGTGCCTCAATAGCTAGAGCTGGGTCTGAGTAGTCCTTAAGGATAGACGAGAGCTTCATGATTACAAGCGATAGGTCGCGAGCGTTCTTTTCGGAGATTGTCCCGCCCTTGCCTAGGCGGCTGTCTGGGCCAATCCCTACGCGATCAAACTTTCGCTTGGAGTCGGTTACCGCCCGAAGAGCAATAACAAACTTGCGCATGGTTTCTTCAATGCCGGCCTTCGTCTGCATTGTGTCCGGGCTATCGGCAGTCGGGATTCCGAATGAACGCGTCTTGTTGGAGGAAAGGTCCACGCCATTCTCTGCCGCAATGTCGGCGATAACGTTTGGAATCGTCTTGCCCTTAACGCTTGGGTCAAGCTGCGCAAGTTTATCCTGAACTGGCGAGTCGTAGTATGTGCCAAATGCAGATGTGGCGCCAATAGTGCGGGCTAGGCGAGTTCGCGCAGATGGGTCGGAAACCTTCCCAACTGCAAGTTCGGAAAGCTTTGACCATGCGCGGATGATTCCTGAGTCAATCTTGCTTTCCTCAAGTACGCGCTTGGCCTGAGCCTCAAGAGCAGCTTTGCGCTCAACTGTCTCGGCCATTGCTGCCTTTGTTTGGAATGACGCCGCGACTTCTACCGCTCGGTTTACCGTGCCGCTTACGTAGTAGTTTTGCTTAGATCGGAATTTGCCAAACCGGTCAACGGTTGGGAAGTACTTCCAGTTAGCATCCGACTGAGCCCACCTTACGAGCATCTCGTGCTCTAGGATTGATGCTGGGTCAGTACTATTTGGAAGGCTGCGTGGTTGCTGCTTTGCCATTGAGTACGCCTGGCTAAGAGCGCGAAGGAAACCTGACTCAAGCCCGTCACCAGTCCAGTGAGATGGCTTTCGCGTGGCAGCCCTGCCGGTGTAGTGTGACTGCTTCGCAATCCACTCTTCAGGCGTAATGCCTTCCTGCGCAGCAACCTTCTCAATGCCAGCAACAAGTTGTGGGTGCTGGCGCAGCTTCTCCGCAATGATCTTGCCCATGATCTCTTCTGCGCGCTGTAGGTTAGCTGCGTTTCTCTCTGCGCTAAGCTTTGGAGATTCGCTCAGGTTAAGTTCGTTCTGGTAGTAGAAGAAGGCGTGCTCTGACGATGGGAACACCTTTCCTTCGTAAACGACAGGATACTTTTGCTTAATGTTGCCTTGCGCATACGAGTCCTGCGGAGATTGGCGTCCGCTTTCTGGATCAACAAAGTTGGCAAGATCGTTGGTTGGATTTGTTAGGGCAGCGCGCAAGCCGCGTTCAAATGCGGGCATGCCGCTGACGCTCTTGCCGGCTGAGCTATAGATGTTGTTAGGGATGGCGGCAGCATTAAGTTTGGCGTTGCTGCTCATCTCTGGTGCGCGAGTTGGTGCGGCCTGTGCTGCCTGGGCTGGAACATCTCGCCCAGGTGCGATCTGGAACATGTTGCGCATGACAAGTTCTTCTGTCTTGTCGCCTGGCCTGCGGTCAGGCTTGTCCCAAGTGATTGACTTACCAAGAGACTTGCCAATTGCGTCTACTTCTGCACGCGTTGATACTAGGTCGTTACGACTATGGATAACCTGGCCGCCAGCTTTGCTTGGTCGGCTGTGTCCCTCAAACGAGTGCGAGACAACTTCGCCGCCGCGCTTAGAGTGAGCCTCTTCAAACGCAGTATCAGAGCCACCGGCTCCACCGCTATGGATTACGACGCTCTTGTCAAGTGACTCAACGTAGGCGACGATCTCCTGATACCCTCGCTCGGAAAGCGTTCTTGTTCCGATACCGGCAATTGACCTGACGTTTGTTGGCGGCGCATCAACAGGCGTCCACCCCTGAAATGACTTTTGTGGCGAGCTGGCGGTGTACCATCGGCTGGTCATCTCGTCGTAGACGTATGTTGGGATTCCTCGCAGTAGTGCGCCTTCAGTTGCCCACCCTGTGCCGCCCTCAACCTTGCCGTTTTTATCCAGCTTGGCTACTGCCACAACTGCGTCGACAACGCCGCGTGGGGGCGGAGCAGTTTCGGAAATTTTTTGTGGAATTTCAGCTGCTGGTGTTGGCTTAGCAAAGTCTGCCTCACCGTTGCGCATTACAAACGGATTAGAGATACGAATCTCTGCCTTTGGCTCAACGTACATTGCTGAGCTGTCTGGTGCAGCAACGTCTGGCTTTGGACCGTAGACGTCAAGGTCTGATCGCGGAATAGCTACAATGTCGTAACCTTCGGATGTTGGCTTGCCCTCAAGCGCTCTACGCGTGGAGATTTCTTCAAAGATATATTCGTTTGCTTGTTCAAGCGTGCTAAAGAAATAAACACGGCCGTCGGCATCTGGCTTAAGAGCGCCATTGGCAATCTTATCGCCATTGCCAGCTTCCGTGTAGTGGTAGTAGAAGGCGTCTTCGCCATTCATTCCTTTACGGATGTCAGGCGCCTGTGCAGAGATTGTTTGCTTTGGAGCAGTCAGACCGGACTTCTGGCTAGGGGATCCCTCAACCTGGCTGCTTTCAATGATCTTATCCATAGCTCTAGTGATTGCAGCAAACAGTTCCGGTGCTCGCTCTCGAAGTTGAGCCTCGCCTGTGCCAAACCCATCGCTTGGAATATACACGTTTTTGCCGTCGGCGAGCGCAAGCTTGATGGCCATAATGCCGGCACCGATCCCATCAATGGCCTTCTTCATTGCTCGGCTGCGAACGTCTGTGCCAGTAATTTCCTTTAGGGCCTCGTCCGTCAAGAAGGCGTCATCTGTACGCTTGCCAAATAGCTTCGTTGGAATGGCAATCCATCCAGCGCGTCCCTTTGCTGAAGCAGCTTGGCCAATGCCGCCGCCACGCTCCATGTTCATGGTGTTAGATGCCCATGCGGCAATCTCACCAGCTGGAACGTCGTCAAGATTATCAATGAAAATGATCTTGCCGTCAGCCATTCAGTCTCCGTCGGTTTACATGCTTACTCTGCGGTCGTAGGTTGGCAAGTGAGTTGTTGCGAGGATTACCGTCCTTATGGTCGATATCCTTGCCTTTTATAGCGGTCTTGCCTTTGCTCTTCGCGACAGCAGCGCGAGCCTTATTTCGGGAAGCACGATTCTTGATCTGGTCAGGCTTACCCTGGTACCGATCATACTCCTGCCTATAGTTGCGCGGGTTAGCCGGCAATTATCGTCCGCGCTTCTTTACGTTACCTGGAGTCTTCGTGTTTGAAAGCCCAAGGTCGTATGTGTACCCGCCAGTAGAAACCATTCTGCTGGAAGGCAGGCGCGTTCTTTCGTTTTCAGTCCGCACTTGTCCAATCGTTGGCCCAATAATCTGATTGGCCCTAAGAGTTGAAGCCCTGTCGTATCGGTCATACTCTGCGCCGCTCATGGTTCGCTTACCGGTTACGGGGTTAGTTGTCCAGTCTCTTAGCTTGTCGCCGCGTCCGCCAACAATGTTTGTGTCCTTCATTGGGTCACCAGTGAACTTGACTCGAGATCGCCCGCCGCCGTATGGGTTGACGAACGCGTTGTCGTCAATAGCGCGGTAAGACCCTCCTGGCCGCATTACGCCGCCAAGGTGTCCTCGTTTAGGTAGTCGTGGTGCCATGATTATCGTCCCTTCGGGCCGAATCGGCCATTGCCGCCGCCGAACCCCTCACGGAGTG